TGATCAGAGGTAAGAAAAGAAGATAAGGAAATCGCGAAAAATCCGGGAGAATGTGAAATCGCATGGAATTTAGTGGTTCAGATAGTGAAAAGGGATTTCATATAGTGAAGGATGGGAAAGGGGCCGAGATGGCCCCTTTTTTGTGCCTTCAGCTTGGGGGAGCTTCGGCGGTGAACATATCGGGCTGCACCTTGGTCTTGAGTCGTTTGTCGATCTCCTTGATAACAGCATAAACCCACTGGGTAGATACTCCGTACTTCTTTGCTAGCGAAGCATGGTTCTTGCCATTGAACTCTTTATATATGGAGTGGTGTCTGAGGGTGGCATCTAGCTCCTGGCCTTTGGGGAAATACAGCGTCTCGCCGCCGTAGGTTTTACGGATGTGATCGACGATCTCCAGCGCTGTATCGTTGGCGGCCTTTTCCTGCATATCACCCTTATCCTGAAGCTCTGCTGTCAGGTGGGCATGCAAGTCGAGTAAGAAGGTAGCTGTTCGCTGCTTAAGGTCATCTTCCAGCAGATCATCAAGATTGTGCATTTGGGGTTCCCCACTTTTTCATCTGTTCTTCCCAGATACGGCGTGATTCTTCCTGTGACTCTGTTTGGGTTGGGCTTTTCACCTCTACAGCATCCGATTTTTGAGGCTGTGCAGCAGTTGGCGTAGTTGCCATGACTGAATCCAAAACCTGCTTCAGGTAGCCGTGGTTTTTTAGTGGCTTGTAGCCTTCTCGCTGGCGCTTGGTATGGAGCTGGCTGGTAGTTTGGTTCAGCGCCTCAATCAGAGAATCAGTGCTTTCCGTCATGGCCAGGCATTCATTTATCAGCTTTAGTGATCTGGCTGGGCTTAAATCAGACTTCTCAGGCCGAAACAGGCCAATGTAGGAAAGCAGCGGAGATGCCAGGCGGCTATTCAGCATGGCAACTTTTGCCAGCAGCGCTCGGCTGGCTTCATCCTGGGCGACGGCTTCTGCACTGATATGGGACTTACAAACCGGACAGCGACCTAACTTCATTTAGCGTTTCCCCTTCCTTATATATAGGTAGTGATCTTTGCTACTTCTTTGGTAGCCGTTTTGTTGCTCTTTCTTCCCATCCGGGAGAGGCAGTCTCACAAATGAGTGTTTTGCCTTTGGCGTCACACCACTCGAACCAGATAACCAGTTCGCCATCGTAGTAGGTAGCATGGACACCAGAGTTGAAAAGATGGCTAACTAACGCATGAGCTGTATTGAATAACTCAAGGGTGAATCCGCTTTCCAGTACTTCACCCGTTTTAGCCTCATGTAGACAGGTTGGACACGAACCATAAACAAATCGTCCATGTTTGCATTTTGTGCCCCCGATCTTTCGATTCACGCCTTTTTCCCTTCCTTATATATAAGGTGGAGTTTTTTCAGGGTGTCATAGGCCTGTGCAAGCTTGAACTGACCTACTTCATCCAGCCGGTTCAGAACATCGGTATATATATAGTAGAGATCTCTTTGGTGCTCTTCGCTCAGTTCGGTAGCTGGCAGTGCGGTTACCATTCCTGGTACTACCTTCAGCAGCTCTCGCTTGTGCCATTGCTTTAATGTTTCGATCAACTTGTCGACGATCCAACTGGGCATCCACTCCAGCTTCGAAATTTCCCTTACTTTATATAGGCGTTTCGCTTGTGGTAGTGCCCAGGCCTCCAGTGCTTTGTCGGAACGGTCCCTAAGCACACCCATTTTCGCCATCGCTACCCAGACCTGCCGCAACTTATCCAGCTGGTCCGGAGCCTGATTGGTTTTCTTCTTAGCCTCCGGCTTAAAGCCACGACTTTTCATAAACTCCAGCACCTGAACCAGTTCGGGGATGGTCATATTGCTACAGCTTTGCTTGCCAACCAGCTCCTGCAGGTTGGCTCTGTAGCTGGCGTCATCCATCTGCAGCTTAGTTTTAGCTACATGGATAAGCTGGATGTACCAGGAACGGGGTTTTGATTTGGGTTTCATAGCTGTTCGAGCCTTATATCATTCTTTTCAAAGTACCAGCTATCGACACTAATCAATTTGACACCAAAGCTACCATCCAAAGGTGCCCACCCTTCCAGATCTTCAAATTCGCTAAGAATCCCACTAAGGTTGTACTCTCTGGACATAGGTAGAAGCTCTTGGCCTAGCATCTTCAAATATGCTTTTTCTGCATTTCCGTCATATCGTACTAACTCTTTCTCGCCATCCATCCAGAACATGATCTGACTACGCATGATTTCTAACGTTTTTTCAGACTCGTCAATCTCAACTTCAGCTTCCCACCAATCAAAACTGATCTTTACGCGCTTCATGAATTTTCCCCTTTGGCTGCTCATCAGTACCAGGCAACCACACCTGGCAGACACCTTCCCTATATAAAGGAAGGCGTTTCGCTTAATTCTGGGCTTCTTTAAGCTGTTTCACCTCAAAGTTGCCAATACCGATGACCGATACCGTTTCACCATTCTTCAACGTGGTTACAACCTTTTCGGTTACTGCATTCACAGCCGCTTTTTCCTGAGGAAAAGAAAGCCCCGCCAACCTGTCGCTAAACCTCATCAGCTTTGCCAGTGTGGTTTCTCGCATAATTTTTACCTCTATTAGTTAGAAAAGCGTTTCGCTTAGTTAACCGCGTCTTTCAACTGCTGACCGGCCTTAAAGGAAGGCACCTGAGCGGCGGGGATCTGAATGGTCTCCCCTGTTTGAGGGTTACGGCCAGTGCGAGCTGAGCGCTCCTTTACCTCGAACTTGCCGAATCCCGGCAGGTTAACGCTCTCACCCTCAGCCAACGCCTGAGATACGCTGCCGGTAAAGGCACCTAGTGCCAGCTCTGCATCGGCCTTAGACATATTCGCAGCATCCGCCATCGCTATAATTAACTGTGATTTATTCATCGTTTTTACCTCTATTGGTTAGTTGCGTGAGCCGCTACAACTTGCTCACATCTAAAGAAATCTGCTTGTACTTACCATCGCCTTGCCGCTCATAGAGCCGCAGGTAGCTGCTGGTTCCGGTCACCTGAATGGAATCGGCAATCGCATCCATCGCCTCCTTCCATTCAGGATCATCAATATCCAGTTTGCGCAGGCTCAGTACCTGATTAACATCGATATGCCCCTGCTTGTTTACCCGGAAGGCGTGTTCCACCAGCGCTTTCAGCTCACTGGAAGCGCCATCGCTCCAGCGTTCGATGCACTGGTCAATCAGGGTTTTGGCGGCCTGAATACGTTCATCAAAGGTACGGTGTTCGCCCTTTGCTCTAAGCACCTTGTAGCGGCCATCGAATGACACCAGCGTCACATTGCCCTTAGAGCCACCCCAGTTAACGCCATACTCCTCTGAACTCAGGTCGATGAAATCAGTGATCTGCCCCATCGCCTCGACCTTATAAGCCGCCAGTTGCTGCTGCGCCTGCTTGGCCTTCTCAACCAGTTGCAGCACCAAATCATCACGCAGCTTATCCACTGGCTTAATCTGATCCTCCGGCACCAAATGCCCCAACGCATTGCGGCGATGGCCGTTAATTACCTCTTGCATTACTACTCTCCTGATACAGGCTGCTGCGCCAGGTCAGCACACAGCCATCAAAAACGGTTGATTCAATCTGCTCTCTGCGGCCCTGTCCCATGCCGATAATCTGCGTGCGCTCACCTTTCACCTGGCTTTTCTTAGGTGGCAGAATCTCCATTCTGGGCTTGCCCTTCTCACACACATTCATCTTCAACACCACCACACCGCGCTTCATCAACTTCTCGGCGGTCCCCTTGGCGCGGAGCATATTGGCTTCGAAAAGCGCAGTTCGCTTACCCATCTCACACCTCCTGCAGCATGAATTTCTCATCAATACGGTCCTCATCAATCTGAGCCGCGATATTCAGCGCCCGGACCACCACATTGTTCACCTTCAACGGAAAACTGCGGTCATCCATCGCATCGTTCTGGCTCGAATTGATCCCCAACTTACGGCGCACCAGGCACTTCCCGCGGATCGCCTTCAGCGCATCCTCATCAAAGATCTTGTCGGCATCCATCCCCACGCGGCGGAACTTATGCTGAACATAGGCAGGAATATCAAACGCCAGTGGGGCCACCTCAAACTGAGCGCAGCGCAGGGCAAACTCCCGCACATAGTTGCCTTGCAGCTTGTTTTTCAGCTCCGGCTGACCAATCAACACCACCCCCATCACCCGGCTAAAGCCAGCCGTCAGCTCCCACACCCGCTTAATCAGCTTGATCACCTTGGTAGACAGGTCGTGCGCCTCATCCACAATCAGCAGATGGCGCTTCCCGTTGCGGGTACTCTCAACCAGCGCATCCTCAATCATCGCGTCCCGCTCCTCGCCATTCAGGCCGCCGGATTTCAGCCGCATCGCCCGGCAGATAGCCGCCGAAATCCCCTCTGCAGAGATTTTTTCGCGATCGATACGCCGCGGCTCAATCACAATCAGATCGGGATCCGTTGAGATCTCCGCCAGAAACTTACGCTTGATAATCGTCTTACCGCTGCCACACTCACCAATCACCGCCAGCATCGATCCACCCAGCGCGGCTGATTTAATCTCGCTGAGCATGGCGTTGTTCGCCGTGTTCAGGTACACATCCCCCACCTCATTAATCTCGTTCTGGAACGGATCGCGGGTGATCTGAAAATGCTGCTTCGCTTTCTCTGTTAACATCTCTGGCTCCCAAAAGGTTTCATCTACATCTGCCTCATCAATCGCCTCTGGCTCAGGTTGCCAAATCGCGAAAAGTTGCTGTTTAGTGGCTCCGGCGGTCGTTAGAGCACCTTCAGCTTTCTGCTTCAGCGCCTTAACATCAGCCCGTTTCGGCCACTCGTTGCGGCGAATAATGTTGGTCAACGCCGCTGGGCTAATCCCCATCGCCGTTGCCACACGCCGCTGGCTAATACTCAAAGACTCAATCAAATGGCCAATGGCCAACGTCTTCTCAGTCACAGTTACCCCTCATTCACATTGCGCAATTGAATTACAGGTGCTGAAATACCTTCCGCCACGCGCGCAGTGATGGCAGTAACTTCGCTTTCAGGCACATCCCCTAACTTCTTCAAATAATCCGCTTCCGGCTTCTCTAATGGCCGGTATAAGGCATCGGCTACGCGGCGGCGCAGCGTTCGGTTATCAATGGTGGGTGAGTCATCAACAGGCTTGGAAAACTCAGGCACCTCTACCTGCTCACCAACCGGTGTCATCACGGCTGGCACCTCAATCTCTTTCAGATGGGAGTGAGCATCGATCTCACCGTTGAATGGAACAGCTTTCTTTTTCTTGGCCTTTTTTATCTCATCTTCAGAAAGCCCCGGATAGGCGATCTGATCTGCGAGTTTGCGGTTTTTATCCAGTGTCGTTTCTGGCTTCTGTTTGTACTCTTCGCCTATCACCGCTGCATCGGCGCGGAAGCCAGCCTCATCGAAATCAATCGGCGTCACCTCATGCCAGACAACATTAAACTGCCCTTCCACACCCACTAGAGCAGTCGCTTTATCTCCCACCAAAACAGGCGCAACAACTACCTTAAGCCCCACATACACATCAGCGAGATCGGACACGTCATAGCTCAAAGAGCGCTTCACCAAAGGGTGAGAAATTGAAATGGTTAGGTTCTGCTTAACCTTGCGGGATTCAGGATCTTTGGTCATCAGGTAGCCGCAGATCTGCTCATCCGGCAACACCCGATAATGGCAATGGTTTTCGGCCCGCATAATGTGCTGCCAAACACTCAAGCGGCTCTTACCGTGGCGTTTGTGCTTGCACCCACCACTGGGAAGCATGTCGGCGTTGAAAGCCTTCTGCCACGCTTCAACCGATTTGTTCAGCTCGTCAACAGACTCCACAGGCTCCAGCAACAAGCGGCTTTCAAACTTGGTTTCAACCACATTGTTCGCATTCTCTACACCACCTTTAGCGCGAGGATTGCCTGCCTCATGGGTTAGCACCTCAACCCCTAACTGTCGGGTAAAACGGCTGATCCCTTTGCCAATGTTGGCACTGCCCTTATCGGTAACCAGGATCTTTGGTAGCCCAATCTGCCGCCAGCACCATTGGAGGAAATCAAAGTTGATTTGCTGGTTCTCGCCTGCCGCCTCGTAATAACGCACCAAAACCAGTCCCGAGTAATGATCTACCAGCACATAGCGCCAAACCCGAAAATGCTTGATCTTCTCCAGGTTCTGCGGCTTGTTCTTATAGAAATCATCATCATCGGCATACTTCTGCCGCTTGCCCTTTCCGCCGGGCGGGTAATAGAGGAGGCACAAACTCGGATCTAACTGATGCACATGATTCGGGTGCAAGGAACGCTGCTCCTGATGGGCACTAGGGCTATTAAGCAACGAGTTATTGAACTTCAACTCCCGCAACTGGCGTCTGAAGGTACTTGGTGAAGCACATTTATAGCCATTCGCAGTTAATATTGAGTGTGCTTCAGTTGTATGGATAATCTGCTTGCCGTTTGCACGCTTGCCTATCTGCCCCATCGCTAACGCCATGTGCAGTGCCTCATCATCAACCTTGGTGTTGCCGGCATCGGCTCTGCGCTTGCGCCCGCTCGTCCAGCCAATTTTTTGCAAATCGCGATACAAGGTATCCCGGCTAATTCCGAGCTTTTGTTGTGCTTCAACGAGAATTTTTCCCTTTTCGCCATGAGCGGATTGATCCAGGCGTCTGGAGATATCAACCAACATCTCACGGTATACGCTATTCATCGCTACCGTCCTCCATATCTATAGCTGAAGCTTGTTGGTAGCGGTTAAACGCCTCTTCGATGGCTGCGGGGAACTGGATTTCGAGCCGGTTATACATCATCAGGATATCCATGCGGGTCATCTCGACCACATCCACCATCTTGCCTTCTGCGTGGCAGATCGCTCTTTCATCCAACTCCGCATCATTACTGTCATCGCGAAAACGCAATAACAGATCGGCGATACGGTCGATTCGGCTTATTCCTTCAGCAATCTTTACGTGGGCCTCGCCAATGGCATGAGCCAGGTCTTCAGAATCCTTCTCCCATTGCTCCTGGGTGTATTGCCGTTCTTTCAACTGGTCGATCTCAGCCTGTTTCTCGGTGGCCAACTGGCGGGAGGATTCAAGTGAAGATTTAGTTTCTTCTAACTCCGTTTCTACCGCCTTCTTATCCTCGGCAACCTTATGGATCAGCTCAGAAACCAGCGCCTTCAGCTCAGCCTTGTCCGAACCCTCGTTCAGTGCTTTATCCAACACCTGCTCCCGCTGAGCATCAGGTAAACGGCGAGCCTGATTCATGAATCTTGGCCCTAGGCCTACACGCTGGATCGCTTCATAGGACTCCTCACCCAGTACGTTCAAGTTAAGCAGTCGCTCATTGATCGTTTGCTTGGGAATGCCTATCTTGTGCTGGCAACACTCATCCCAGGTATTT